GGAGCAGTTGGGAGAATTGCTAAAAAATAAATTACAAAAAGACGCAAGTGAGGCTATGGGGTAATCAAAAAAGGAAAAATGGAAACCAAACAAAAAAATGACATTACACCCAACTTCACACCTCAAGAGCAGATAGCCCTGATGCAGCTAGGGCGTTATTCATTGATTGACTTCTGTATCTTGACAAATCCAAAGTATAAGCCTAATTGGCATCATAAAATCATTGCAGATGAGCTAGAAAAGCTCGAAAGGAACGAAGCCGAGTGGAAAGTCTTGATCTTGATGCTCCCTCCGCGTTCTGGAAAGTCAGAGTTATCGTCAATCAACTTCCCCGCTTGGTATTTGGGCAGAAATCCCGATAAAGAAATCATAACAGCGTCGTATTCTGGTGACCTGGCGACTGATTTCGGGAGCAAAACAAGGGATTTAATCAGTTCCGATGAATATAAATTTATATTTCCGGAGGTAACATTAAAAGAAGATGAACAGAGTAAAGCTAAATGGAGGACGAGCCATGGCGGTAGCTATATTTCTACTGGTATTGGCGGCGCTATCACTGGTAGGGGCGCGAACTGCCTTCTAATAGACGATCCAATCAAAAATAAAGAGGAGGCTGAGTCAAAACTTGTCAGAGATAAGCAATGGGATTGGTTTACATCGACTGCCTATACCCGGCTTCATCCCAATGGGAAAGTTGTGCTGATCTTAACCAGATGGCACCTGGATGATTTGGCCGGCCGTATAATGCAAAACCCTGAGTTAGCTTCGAGAACTAAAGTGATTTCTTTTTCTGCTATAGCTGAGGCTGATGAGAAGTTTCGTAAGAGTGGGGATGTGTTATGGCCGGAGCGTTATTCGCTTGAGGACGTCTTGAGCATAAAAAACAGCATCGGAGTTTCAAACTTTGCGAGCTTGTATCAACAAAAGCCTATATTGTCAGAGAATCAGGAGTTTAAGCAGGCGTGGATATCATCTGTTGAGTGGGAGGATACATTGAATAGGAAAACTCGTAATTTCATGACTATTGATACGGCTATATCAAAAAGAGCGTCGTCTGATTTTACAGGTATTACGTGTAACTTTGTTGATATTGACAATAAGTGGAATATTAAGACGTATCAGCGGAAGCTGGACCCAAAGGAGCTCATAGATTTTATGTTCGACTTGAATGACAGGGACGGCTATGAGAAAATCGGGATAGAGAAAACAATATATTTGGACGCTATCAAGCCGTTTTTAGATGACGAGATGAGAAAGAGGAATAAATTCTTGAATATAATCCCGTTGGAACACAACCAAGTCGCCAAGGAAACGAGGATCAGGGGGCTAATCCCTCGCTACGAGAGTAAGTCAATCGTTCATATTAAGGATTTATGCGAAGGGCTTGAAGAAGAGTTACTCACATTCCCTAAAGGATCTCATGACGATGTGCTGGATTCCCTGGCATATCAAGTCCAATTAGCGGTTGCTCCCATTGAAGATGATTACGACATGAGGCCTGATTCCAGGGAGAAGATAACCGATGAAATGAGTTAAACCCATGGCACAAAATATAAAACCAGTAGATGACAAGCCAAAATCACAGCCAACAAGGGATGTCGAGAGTATGCTTAGTAAGGCGCTTGACAAAGACCTAACGAATGAGCCAGAGGAAACTGAGGACGAGTTTTTGAAATATATTCGCGAGGATGCGGGCCTTTAAACATTTAATAAAAACATGGAAACATACGAAGAATTACAAAAACAATTAGACAAACTCTATGAGTCTGCGCCGTCACGTGCGCAGAGAATAAAAATCAACAAGCTCAAGGGTGATTATCAGGATGAAGCGGCAGGTTTAGTCCTCAAATATATGAAAAAGGAAGTCGAAATCTTATCCGACATAAAAATTGCATTGTCAAATTGATGAGGTGTTATATACTTTATATAATTAACAATTCATACAAAGTTCATGAAAATTTTCAAGCAGATTGAGAATGAGATTAACGACTACTTGACAAAGGATGTCGAAATCTCTGAGGGATATCGCTATAGCCAATATAAAATTATCAAGAGGATAATGCTTTTTGCTAATTCCATATATCCTAAGGGGAAAATCGACAAGCAGGGCAACTATAAGTATTGGGTTGACGTTATTTCTCCTAGGATCGATAGCGAGGTGAAGAATATTGATTTTGACACCAAAGACATTATGCTGTATTCGGATTCAAAAGCTGATTCCGGAGTTATGATGCTGTGCAATCTTGCGTTGCGTGAGTGGTTGCGTGAAAATGGCAAGGCTGAAGAGATCAACGATGCGGTGGAGGAAGGAAGCGGATGGGGCAACGTTGTGTGGAAAAAAATCAAGGGGGGTTATGAAAAGGTTGATCTCAAGAACCTATACGTTATAAACCAGACAGCCCGCACATTGGAAGATTCTCCGGTTATCGAACGCCATATCTTAACGCAGTCGTATTTGAGAACAAAAAAAGACGTATGGGATAAGGATATCATCGACAAAATCATAAAAAGCTGTGGAAACAAGAGTTTTTCAGTAATTCCTCAGGGATTTTCCGAGAATAAGGAAACTCCGTATTATGAAATTTATGAACGCAATGGAGAAGTCAGTGAAGCAACTCTTTTTGAAGCCCAAGGGAAAAAAGGCGGTGACGAGAATAAATATGTCAATGCGAAAATCATTTGCGCCGGATTGGGGCAGTCGAAAGTAGGAGAAAAATATGTCTTGTTTGCGAAGGAGATGGAAGGCATCCCCTACAAAGAATATCATCGTGGCAGATATAGCGGCAGATGGTTCAGAACCGGCATCTATGAAATGCTATTCGATATCCAAACTCGTGCCAATGAAATCAGCAATCAGATCGCGGTAGGACTTGGGTGGGCGTCTAAAACAATCTTTAAGAGCAATGATGGCGCCTTGCGTCGCAATGTGTTGAGACAGCTTAACAGCGGTTCTGTAATCAGAACATCTAACCTTGAACAATTAAATGTCAGGATGGAGGGGATGGATCAGTTACTGGCTGACTGGAATCGGCTTATGACTTCCGCCGACAAACTATGCAATTCGTATGAAGTAGTTACTGGGGAAGGACTTCCTTCTGGGACATCGTTTAAGCTTGGATTCATGGTGAATCAGAACGCTACGAAGTTATTTGATTTTCTACGTGAAAAACTGGCATTATCCCTTCAAGACGTTTTCCAGGACTGGGTTGTTGACGAATTGATGTCTGATTTAAACAGCGCAAAAATAATCCGTTTGACTGGAGAGGAAAGTGGTATCCGTCAGTTTTATACGGAAATGGTAAACGGATGGTATATAAACAACTTGATGAAGTTCCCTCCTCATACAACGGCTCAAGCAGATGATTTAAAAAAGAAAAAGCTCCAAGAGGCGATGGAAAATCCGACCAAGTTCGTTGAGACCACGGAAAACTGGTTGTCGGGTATTAAGCCTAGAGTCGCCGTGATTATCACCGGTGAAAACATTAACCTTATTAAGGACCTGGAATCGTTATCATCGTTCATTAGCCTGGAGACTGATCCTGTAAGGCGGACAGCATTGATAGAAATGGCGATGAGAAAGCAGGGAATTAATGTGGACGATTTGCCCAAGACCCCTCCCGTTCAGCCTACCGCAACTCCGGTGGCGTCACTCAACGCCTTAGCCGCACAATTACCGGCTGCAACTGCTGCATAACACTATGCAAGAAAAACATTTAATTGTATTATAAATATATGAGCGAGTTGAATAAAATAAAGGAGATACTGGACGGAGAAATTGGAAAACCATTGAAGATGTTTCTTCTCGGAGAGCTCGAGTCAATAAGAGATATCAACAATGTGAGGGAGTTCTCCGGGGCGCAAGACCAGGCGCTGGAATTCAAGGCTCAAAAGAAGGCACGTGAGAAGTTGGAAGATATTTTCAACAAGATAATGACGATGGGGGATGATCAAGAGGGAAATGAGAATGAATATGTAGTCCTGCCATAAACTTTAAAATTTAATAAAAACACCGCAACAATACTTGTTAGTATTGTATAAACAGTTATCTTTTCAGCGGTGTTTAGATAGCTGTCTATACAGTGCTCGCAAGGGCACTTTTTGCTTGTTACCAGATGGTAACTGGGCGATGACAACAAGTCCGAGTGGGATTAAAACACACTAATCGCGGCTATGCCGTAAAAATATGTCTGATGACAATGAAAACAATGACATCGAAGATGTCAAAGTAGAAGAAGACGCTCTCAATGAAACCCCATTGGATGCCGTGAAAAAGCAATTGATGGATAAATATGGCTTCAACGAGGCGGAGCATGCTGATCTCTTGGCCAAAATGGTTGAAGAGAAGATGGAGGACAGAAAAAAATTGAGTTCCGCAATAAAGCAGAAAATCAAGTTACGGGATAAACTTAAGGCGTTTGATCAGGGCAGCAACAAGCCGGTGATCAAAAAGGACGATTCCGATATTGATATAGATGCTTTGGTTGAGCGTAAATTAAATGAACGGTTAGACGCTAAGGAGCTTGAATCCACCGATTATAGCGATGCTCTTAAGAGACAGATCAAGGATTACTCGAAATTAAACGGAGTGTCGATCAGAGAGGCCTTAAAATCTGAATATATTTTATACCAGGTTAAAAGGGAGTCGGAAAAATCCGAAATTGACGACGCTTCTATCAGTGCAAAGCACGATAAACAAAAAGCAAGCAAAAATTTCAAGAATATGAGTCCTAAAGACTTCGATGTCAAAACCCCTGAAGGAAGAGAAGAATGGGAGTTATACAAGAAAAGTCTCAGGGACTAGCCTTGAATCATTGCCTGCTGTAGATAATACAAACATATGGCAAACAATTTTTCAGCATTTGACCCCCAGTATTGGGCAAAGGAGATGCAAACAATCTTCGTCAAGGATAATGTAGCGATCGCATTGGCGTCTACAAAACTCCGGGATGAATTGGAATTTGGAACGACAATCAACAAACCTTATCGTAGCCACGCTCGCGTGACCAACTACACTAAGGGGAATGATATCAAGGTAGCCGACCGGTCAGGCACAAACGAGTATTTGACAGTTGATACTGCCAAAATCACTCCTTTCTATGTTGACGATTTAGACAAACGGCAAAACAAGTGGGACATGGCGACTGAATTCGCTGCTGACGGTATGAAACTCTTGAACAATGTTTTGGATCAAGCAGTTCTAGCCGAATACAGCAACGCGACTTCTCATGTCTATGCCGGTGATATCGGCGGATCTGGGGCTACGACTGCGATTGCGCTTTCGACTGCCAACGTATCAAACGTGTTCACGGCTGCTTCTCGTAAGTTGAATCAGTTCGATATTCCTATGAACAAACGGTTCGCGGCTATCGGACCTCGCTTCTTGGAAACCTTGCAGCTTCAAATTGCTGGTAGGGAAACTGGATTCGGAGATACCGTTAGTGATAATGGATTTATCGCCAACCGGTTCGGATTTAAATTGTTCCTTTCGAACAATATTCCGTTTACTGCCACTTTGACCACTTCGGCGGCTATCGCTAACGCTGAAACTGTGACCATCAATGGATGCACATTTACGTTTAAAGACACGATTACAGGGGCGGCCGGTGAAGTATATTCTGGTGGAGATGATGCTGATACAACTGCTCAATTAGTAGCTGCTATCAATGCATGTTCTACTGGAATAGAAGGAACTGGAAATACTTACAGATTGCCTTCAGATGCAAATGCTTGGAAGATTGCTAAGGCTGGTATAGTCGCGACAGATGCAACCACATCTATAACAATAGTTGGTTATGGCGACATCGCAGTTTCTGAAACAATGGGTCAGGGGGCTAATGTTTGGTCTGCTCAACAGCAACATCCGTTGTTCGGTATGATCGGTGCTACTGATTTGCTGGTGCAATCTGCCCCTACAGTAGAATTCCGTGTAGCCGAAAAGCGCTTGGGTCGTTACGTGTATCCTTGGATGAACTTTGGTAAAAAGACCTTCGCAGATATGAAAGACGCTCTCGTGGCTGTCCATATCAACGCCTCTGGTTTTTAACCACTGAACCTTGAGAGTTGATATAGGTTAAACTCTCGTAGTGTCCTTCGAGGGGCTGGTGGCCAAACCCCTCTGTAAGTTTAACGGTAAGAGAACTCAAAAAGTTACTCCTAATCAAGGACAATATGAGCAAAATTTTTAATCGTGCAATAGTTTTAGGTGGAGAGGAACGTAAAGTTGGAACTCCTTACATCACCGTGCTTGCATACGATACTGCTGGCATGGTGTTTATGGCAAAAGGAACAACTGTTCCTACAGATGGTGATGCCGGTTATGCTGTTGGCTGTATGTTTATACATACGGATGGAGGAGCAGGGACCGTTGCATACACTAACGAAGGATCAGTGACAGCTGCTGATTTCAACGTAGGAGCTACTGGAGAAACAGGTGCCGCTGGAGCGACTGGACCTACTGGTGCTATTGGCGCAACTGGATATACAGGTGCCGCTGGAGCGACTGGGTATACCGGCTATACGGGATACACTGGATACACAGCCTAGTTCCCATAATTCTTTTGCCGGTTTTCTTATAACTCAAGTAAAACCGGAACAGGTAAATTAATACAACACAATGATTTATAATTACGTTAATATCGTTGCAGGGGCGCCCACGACCACAGTAATCAAGACTGTCCAGGGAGTTCTTGGGGCTATTGTCATCAATAAGGCAGCAGCTAATGCGATTATCGCCATTTACGATGGGATTTCTGCTGACGGAACCCTGATAGGAACGATTACAATGCCGGAGACATTGCTGAAGAGTCAGGATGTTTTAGTTTATAACGTTGCTTTCTCGACCGGATTGACGATCGTCACAACTACTGCCCAGGACATTACGGTAACTTACGAATAACAACATCAGGGGGTATCATTACCCCCGGATGTGTTTATCTTCTATGGCAAATCAAGAGAAGCATATATCTTCCGCGACAAACCAGGCGAAGCATTCTTCATCGCCTGACGATAATATTGAATTTTTATTGAAAGAAGATAGTTTTTGTTTATTACTTGAGTCGGGTGGAAAGATAGTTCTCAACCAGTCGACTAATTACAAACACAAAAAATCAGGAATCAACTTGACAAAGCATTAATCTATCACAGTCAAAAAGAAAGTAGGATAATTTTATCATTAAACTCTAAAAATCGATGAATGTTGATCAGAAAATAACAGACTTAGAGCTAGGGGCGCCAGAGGCAACGGACTTTGTCCCATATGTCGACGTGTCAGATACATCGATGTCTTCAGATGGAACGACTAAAAGAGCTTATAAGTCAGATTTAATCGGTTCGACCGGATATACCGGATACACTGGTGGGATAGGGGCAACCGGATATACGGGGTATACAGGCAGCATCGGGGCGGCAAGCAATGTCACAGGGTATACTGGGTATACAGGTTATACCGGTGCTTCGATTACCGGTTATACCGGTTTTACTGGGTATACCGGTCCAATAAGCACTGTCACAGGACCTCTAGGAGCTACAGGTTATACAGGGTTTACGGGCTTGCAGGGTCCTACCGGATATACTGGTTACCAAGGGTCAACTGGCGATACTGGTCCAACTGGATATACCGGCCCACAGGGGGTTGCGTCGGCTACCGGGGCTACAGGATACACTGGCGATACTGGTCCAACTGGATATACCGGCCCACAGGGGGTTGCGTCGGCTACCGGGGCTACAGGATACACCGGATACACTGGTGGTGTAGGCGCAACCGGATACACTGGGACAGCATCTACTGTCACTGGACCTATCGGTGCGACTGGTTATACCGGATACACTGGTGGTGTAGGCGCTGCAAGCACTGTGACTGGTTACACTGGGTATACTGGGCTGGCGAGCACTGTCACTGGGTATACAGGATATACTGGGGCAGCTTCAACCGTGACTGGACCTATCGGAGCTACCGGATATACCGGAGCAAATGGTGCTACAGGATATACTGGTTATACCGGGGCCAATAGCACTGTCACTGGACCTACGGGCGCAACCGGGTATACGGGCGCCAATAGCACTGTCACTGGACCTATTGGACCTATTGGACCTACAGGATACACGGGAGGGCTCGGAGCTACTGGATACACTGGTTATACTGGAGCTGCTAGCACCGTTACTGGGCCGGCAGGATCAACGGGTTATACAGGATATACTGGAGGAATAGGTGCAACAGGATACACAGGACCGGCGCTTACAACAATATCATCGATTGTTACCGTCAATGCAGGGTCCGGTTTTGACCTAACCCTTCCTACGACTGATGCTCAATGCACAGGAAATCAAACCGATTCATTCGCTTCTGGCTATACAGGCTCTGCGGGAGATTTAGTGTTCTTCGGATCGGGAGGAAAGTGGTTGGAGGTAGATTCGAACGCTTTAGCCACGTGTAAAGGTCTCATAGGGATAGCCCTGGAGGCCAAGAATGACTCTCAGGCGATGAAAACAGCCCTACCTGGCTCAATAGTCCACTTTGACGCTTGGAATTTTACAGCAGGAGACACACTGTATGCAGGAGAAACATTAGGGTCAATGCAGAATACAATTCCCACTGGAGCTAATAGCATCATAAGAGTTGTCGGGTATGTTCTCGACGCTGATACAGTTTTCTTTATGCCTTCTTCTGACTGGCAGGTGACGGTAGCTTAAAAAACAATGGTAGATTTTAATAAAAAAACAAGGGAAGAAAAACTTTCGTCAAAAATCTCCGCAATTCATTCGGTGGGGGCTGTTAAACGTGTCAAAAGAAGTAAATTTGATATTGAAATAGTAAAACAGAGCATCATTGAAGGAGGAGTTGAGGTGTTCGTCAAGGCATGGCATGGTGATGGATCTCCTGTCGGATTCGGAGCAGATGGTTCAGTAGAAATAGAGCGCTTTCGAATATTCAACCCGCCTAC